AGTCTCAAACCCTCGTGGTGCTTGATCATCTCCTTGCATCGGTCGGAGACCTTCAATCCTTGCCCCCTTTAAACGCCCGTCCACCAAAGTGAAAGCTGATGATGCTGGCAAAGATGATCTGCGTGTCGGCGTCCCACAGTTTTGCAATCAGCACATCAAAGGCAATGTCACGATGCCATGCGTAAACAAAGCCGCCAATCTCCACGAAGGCAAACAGCCCGAAGAACCCATAGGTCAGTATCGGGCGCACACCAGAGCGCAGGTTCACCATCCACTGACTAGCACCCTGCCCGATGGCTATGTCGTGCGCGTAGAGTGCAGCCCGTTCTGATGCCTCTGCTTCAATGGCTTGGCCCTCAACTCTGATCTCTTCTACTCTTGCCTGCGCCTCAAACCCGGCTTTGCGTAAATCCAACTCACGCTCAATCTGCATCTGAGCCATTGTCAACTCATGCTTTTTGTCCGAACGATCTTGGAAAAAACCAAGCAGCTTGGGCAAGCCACCAGCCAAGAAACTGATCAGGGTAGTGAGTAGAGTTATCATTTCTTATTCCACATTTCGAATAACTGTTTTACCTTCTCTTCCAGCACCGCCACCCGCAGGTCAAGTTTAGCCAAGACAATGATCAGCGTAATGATTGCCAGCAGGATGGGCCATGACTTCGCAAGGATGTCGAAAAAGTCCACATCACAACCCTAATACTTTCGCAACAAACTGGGCAGCAACGCCGGGGCCGAACAGAACACAGACAATCACCCCATACAGCAGGTATTCAATGCGGGTCATGCGTTTTGAGCCATCATCAAAGCGACCTTGTATGTCCTCGTATCTTGCGGCGCAAATTGCCTCGTGAACGGACAACTTAGACTCTGTCTCGCTGATCATTTTCTCGGTCATGGTGCGTCAGGCCAAGTGACATTGTTTGGGAACCCTTCTTGTGCTGGGATGTCTCGCAAGGCTTGACGGTAGGTTTTCCAAACATCACTGTTTGAAACGTCTGGCAGCACCCGCCAATCAGTCTCTGACAGCTTGATGTCACGCAAAGCACGAACACTCTTAGCCTGCCCTGCGTCTTTAACAGCGTTATGCGCGGTCAGCAACTGCTCATCAAAAACAAGTTTGTTACCCTCGCGCTTCATACCGCCTAGCGTGATTAAGGGTAACAAACCATCTGTGCGCTCATCCCAAATTACCATTACTGCGTCAAAGTAACCGCCGCCTTCGCCAATTTGGATTATTTGTTGTAAGCCTGATGGGGCATTAACTAAAAGTTTCATATTGTGCCAACCCTTCTAATTCTAAAAACTTGGGCAAAACTTGCATCATATGCTCCAGCTATACTTGTTTGCGCTCGTACAACATCAGCAGCGGCTAGTCTTGCTGTTACGTTAACACTGTACGCACCATTACCATTTGGCATATACTGCAAAGCAAATCTGTCTGTATCGGTAATGGTGTCAATAGCCGTACTTAATTGCGTAGAATTTACAGATATACCAAAATACCCAGCACTATTTAAACGCTCTGTGTATGAGATTGAATAAATCGCCGTAGTATTAATTGTAAAAGATGCGCCTAGCGTTGCACTGTCAGCATAGGTAATATCAGTACCGACTGAGGATTGAGTAGTAGAAAACCTGCGAATTAACGTGTTGGTTGACCCCCAACCGTTGCCCGTATTAACAATAATTCCTTGATTCCCAGCGCCAGCAGCAGCCCATGTCGCATCACCACGCCAGAATGTACTTGCGGATGCAGAAGTTCCTGAGTTTAAGTTTGTAACAGGCAAGTTGCCCGTTACACCAGTGGCAAGCGATATATTTGTAACCGTGTTACTAGCCCCGTTGATGGTCTTGTTGGTCAGCGTGGTTGTGCTGGTCGCCGTGACAACATTGCTTGGCGTGATGATTCCAGATAGTGCTACTGTAGCCATGATTTGATCCTTATATTAGGGCTGTGTGGGCCAATTGCTTTATTTTTGACATGATAACCGCCGTTGATGTGTCCCGGTCAATGCTCAAAAAGCCTTTGCACACGATGTTGTAATCCACGCCGTTTGCATCTTTCTCGCTTTTAATAGGTACTGAGATGTCCAAGTTCTTGAACAGATACTCTTTACCGTTCTCAAAGACCCTCCAAACGTGATCCATCGTGCCGCGACCAGCTTGGCCTCGGGTTTTGTTGAACCGAATCTGGTAGGTGTTCATATCACTTCAGCAGGGCAAGACTGCGGTTGCATAATCACGGTCAAATTGAAATGGACAAACTTGATTGGTAGGTCAGCCGCATGGCGGGAAAAAGAGTGCATCAACCATGAGTTGGCAAAGATCATCATTCCCGGCTTGGGCGTAAAGTTAATCATCTTGCTGGCAGGCGTTGCCATGCTCATGTCTTGTTCAGGCAGATCAATCTGCACCTTGGCGGCGCGGGGGTCATGGAACACAACGCGAGAGCAGTTTTCTGGAGTTTCAAGGAAATAGAACCCAACAATCTGTGAACCAAACCCGTGAACGTGTGCGTCCATTGCAGAGTGCTTGTGATGCTCTTGTGTCCACATTTCTGTGAAAGACACCGCCTTGTCCTGCATGGCATAGCCCTGCTCATTTAAGATGTTCCAAGCAGTAGCGCCAACAAACTCAGTAAACCCCGTCATGCGGGAATCGCCAAAGAAGTTGCCCGTCATGTACAAGGGGTAGATTTCATTTAGCGATTGAGTCTTGCGTGACTCTGCCAAACCCTCTTCAGAGATAGACAAAACTGTCTCCAAAAAGTCAGGGCGCTCAATGATGTAAATTGGGCACGGGAATTGGTATGCGACTTGAAGCTGTGCCTGTTGGACAACCTCTGTCACGGATTCTGCGGCTTTACATTTTTTGACCACTTTGCTCATACTGCAACCCAAGTCCATGCAATAAAATCAAACTTGTACTCACCTTCTGGACGGGCCGGGGTTTCTTTCCAGTTGGCATCTGCGCCACACCAGAAAACAATTTTGCCCTCTACGGGTTCAGGCCGAGGGATTGGCGGTTGCATTGTGCAAGTGGCCTCGTCTAACGCCCATGCTGACCAATTAGATGCCTGCTCACGAGAGTTAAATGCAGTGATGACGGCCTGTTGCTTGGCGGTCTTCTCTTCCGCAGTCAGGTCACGCACTGTCCACACGTCCGTCCACACACCATCCACTTTGGCATAAACAGGCTCATTGGAGTTCATTGTTTGGTAAACACTTGGGGTAGGACGCTCAACACGAACAAACGGCTCCCACTGTTCAGGGATTGCCCCAAACGCTTGAATGAGGTTGTCCTCAAGTGCAGGATGATTTTTAACTGCGCCGTTTTCTGTTTCAACGTAGAGGTTCATTAAAGATTTCCTGTACAAGTTGATGGGAATGAGCGAGTTGTGCCGGGCCAAATGACTCGGACTGCGCCATCTGAGCCAGCAGTGCAACAAGCAGCGGCTGCATAAGAACCGCCACTGCCACCGCCATATGCCCCACCTTCGCCACCTTTTGATGAACCATTTGGAAGTCCACCATTTGCACCTCCGCTACCTCCCCTGCCATACGTACAACAAACAACATTAAAAGTACCGCCAGCACCACCACTACCTCGACCCAATAAGCCTACACCACCAGCGCCACCGCCAGCATTTTGACGCCCTGCTGGTGGTGAACCGACTGTTGCAGACGCAGTGCTTCCACCGCCGCCATATGTACTTGAACTAGCGTTAGTGCCTCTAACCCCGCCAGTACCGCCAGCAGAACCGTAGCCACCAGCCCCACCAGCACCGCCGCCATATATGCCGCAGGTATTGTTGCGCCCATTACCCCCATTACCACCACCATCGCCAGTATATGTACCACCTACAGCGGCGCAAAATGGAAAACGTACACCCGTTTGGCCCCCGCCACCGCGAACAACGCAGGTAGAAACAAAATAAGAATTGTTGTTACCTGCACCAACAACAACTGAATATGAATTTAACGGTACTACAGTGTAATTATTTTTATAACCCAATCCACCACCGCTTCCACCGCCACCGCCTTCGCAACACACGCCTCCTTGCCCCCTACCACCACCTCCAACAGCAACAACTGATACTGAAGTAACGCAGGCAGGGGCAACCCATGAAAATGTACCCGCAGTTATAAACGCTTGCTGACCTGGAGGCGGCCCAAAACTTCTTTGGTTCTGAAACACCGCTTGTAGTGCGCCACTCATGTTAATCCACTCC